CCCCTATGTTGTAGCTACCCAATGAACCGAGTCTTTACAGCCCCAGCGCTTATCTTTCGCGGTACTGGCTGGGGCGGTGATAAGTAATGCCGTTCGCTAATCGTTATTACATGATAAAGCCACGCACTCAGATTACGAGCTGCTGTAATGAGATTCTATTCCAATATCGTTGCCGTAATTGTTATAAAGATATGGGCTGCTATTACTGTGACTTCAACTATAACGAAGCTCATGGTTGCGATGAATAGTTATCCACAGATTAAGAAAGTTATCCACACCCTGTGGGAATCGCCCAAGAATACGCTCATGCTTGCAACCTATTTGACTAGGTCGGTACGATCCACTCTCTCGACGAGAGCCCCACTAGGGGCTAGCTCGCGGCGAGCCCTACTATCGGGCGTACTGTGTTTAGCGGTGGCTATACCGAGTCCAACATGGGCTGATTCTCAATCATCTAAAGATAGATTTAAGTTATATCTACATAGTAGAGTCATTAAAGATAGTCAATATCAATGCGCTTACCAGCTCTATATGAAAGAGTCTAGGTTCGATAGTGGAGCTGTTAACGGATCACACTATGGCATACCTCAGCTTCGTAATAAGAAGCTAAAGAACTTAGACGGCTTTACGCAAATAGACTGGGGTTATAGATATGTTAAGAGTCGTTACTCCGGTAACTATTGCCTAGCATGGCAACACTTCAAAGACAAGGGGTGGCACTAATGGTTAGTGCTGTTGATAATGGATCATCGGGTAAGTGGCGCAAGCTAAGAGAAAGAATACTTAGACGAGATGGCTATATGTGCCAACAATGCGGTCAGACTGAGGGACAGCTTCATATTGATCATATAATCCCTAGACGCTTACAGGGTGGAGATAATGAGGAGAATTTACGAACTCTATGCCAAAAATGTAATTTATCTAAAGGTGGGCGTTTTTTTAGTACAGGTTTAACACCCCCGACTCTCCATGGTCGTATATCTCCCTTAAACGAGAGCGTAAGTCATGACTAAAGGCGATCTAGTCATAATTGGTCAACAACCCGACGACATAGGCTCTAATCGGCTGCAATCGGTTTTCGACCCGGAATCAGCTGATTTATTTGGCTCACCGACGCCTAGAATCCACACGCCGCTTAATGATTTACCATCTAGGGGCTTCGAAGTCATAGATTTAGCGACTGATCTAAAGCACGAACTAATGCCATGGCAAAAATTCGTCCTAGAACATGGTCACAAGACGTTACCTAATGGGCGCTGGGCTACGCCTATTACCTGTACGACTGTCGCACGTCAAAATGGTAAGTCTTTTTTAATGAATATCCGCATACTTGCGGGACTCTTTCTGTGGGACGAACCTATCCAAATTGGCTCAGCTCACAGACTTTCAACATCGTTTGAACAGTTTAGGCATTTGGAAAATCTAATTGAGGGTAGCGATTATCTCAGCAAGCAAGTCAAACGGATTCGTCGTCGTCATGGCGAGGAAGAAATCGAAACCAAAAAGGGCGCTAGATTTATGATCCGCGCTGCTGGCTCAGCTGCTCGCGGAATTTCAGCCCCAGAAACTATACATCTCGACGAGCTTCGTATGATGAAAGACTTAGAAACTTACGCGTCGCTTCGTTATACCCTTATGGCGTCGAAAAATCCCATGGTCGCCGCCTATACGAACGCTGGCGAGGCTGACTCCTTAATCCTCAACCAAATTCGCGAAAGAGCCATGGCTTCAATCGCTGGAGCTGACGATCCCGAGATAGGTTATTTCGAGTGGAGCGCTCCGACAGACGTTATCTCGTTGGAAAATGCGACCTACAGCAATCCAGCGCTCGGTCACACTATTAACATTGGAAACATTAAGTCCGTTCTCAATGATGATCCAACTGTCGTAATGACGGAAGTAATGTGCCGCTGGGTGCAGACAATTACCGGAGTCGTTGACGCTGAGAAGTGGAAAGACTGTGCCGATCTGGAAATTGACATAGATACAGAGAAACTTTCGTGGCTCGCCATCGACGTAACACCGGACAGAAAACAAGCGGCACTCGTAATTGCTCAAAAGCTAGGCGATGAGGATTTCATCGTGAAGCTTCTCCATACATGGTCTAACGATTTACACCTAGACGATCGAGCAATCGCCAATGACATCGCGCCCTATTGCCGCAAGTATCCGCTCCAGTACGTTCTCTATTCTCAGAAAGCCGCTGGGTCAATCGCCACTCGATTACGTCCAGCTGGTATCCCGATTTTTGACATGGATTCGTCATACCCTCAAAGCTGTGACGAGCTGCTCGGAGCTATAAATAGCGGTCGTCTAAAACATAGAAATCAAGGCGAGTTAACGGCTCAAATACTTTCAGCCGTTAAATTTCAACGTGGCGACGCTGGTTGGGTAATTGGACGTCGAGGACAAGCTCCAGTTTGCGCGGCGGTAGCGACGGCGTTGGTTACGCACTTCGCGACACGCCCAGAGATGGACTTCGATATTATGACGGCTTAGTGTTATAAGCCTGACACAATTCGCGCATGGGTATTCGTGATCTATTTGCGTCAAAGGTGGAAGCTGTAACGCCGCTCCAAAATAGCGACATCGAAGCTTCGGTTTCACCTGTATTTGCGCTGGACTCAATCTATACCTTTAACGGCGGCGCTACTCAGGCAACGCGCGAGGAAGCTATGAGTGTTCCTACGATCGCTCGTGCTCGCGGGATTATCTGTTCGTCCATCGCTTCGATCGGGTTACAAGTCCGGGACAACTCAACAGGTTTAGAAGTGCCAATGCCTAGAGTTATTCGTGACCCTGATCCACGCGTTCCGGGTAGCGCTACTTATGTTTGGCTCGCCGAGGACTTATTGTTCTACGGATTTGGCTACTTACAAATAACGGAGCTGTTCGCCGACACCATGCGAGTTCGTTCCGCTCAAAGAATTGTCCCAACTCGCGTAGGCGTATTTCTAAATCAAAATGGAACCGAAGTTATGTATTACACGATCGACGGGAAACAAATTCCTGATTCGGGCGTGGGATCGTTAGTCGTATTTTACGGAAACGACGAAGGATTATTAAATCGCGCTGGTCGCACAATTCGCACAGGTGCGGAACTAGAACGAGCAGCTGCGAACTATGCTCGCGAACCTGTCCCGTCCATGGTATTAAAATCAAACGGCACAGCGTTACCAGCTGATCGAATTGCTAAATTACTTGAGTCGTGGGGCGTTGCTCGACGTAATCGTTCGACCGCTTTTCTTAATGCGGACGTCGAATTACAGACAGTCGGCTTCGACCCGGAAAAATTACAGCTCGCGGCAGCCCGTTCCTACATAGCGACCGAACTGGCAAGGGCGATCGGAATTCCGGCTTTCTACGTTGACGCGGAAACTGGATCAAGCATGACTTACTCAAACGCTAACGTAACTCGTAAAACTCTTTTAGATTTCTCGCTAATTCCGCTAATGACAAGTATTAGCACCAGACTTAGCATGCCGGACTTCGTTCCATCATCACAGACAGTCAATTTCCGTTTAGAGGATTACTTGCGTGGGAGTGAAGCGGAAAGAGTAGCAATTTACAAAACATTATTTGACATCGGCGCAATCAGCGTCGAGGAAATCCGACAAGCTGAGGAAATGATTAAATGAAGCTAAATATGCCGCTAACAATTACGTCAGCCGATAGCGAATCTCGCACTATTACCGGACGCGTCGTAACATGGAACGAAACTGGATCAACGTCCGCCGGACTTACGACGTTTAAGCCAGAATCTATCGCCACTAAGAACGTTAAATTATTACTTGAACACGATCGCACTCGACCAATCGGAAAGGTTTTATCTATGACCGCAACCGAACAGGGAATCGACGCGACATTTAAGATCGCGGAAACAACAGCCGGCAACGACGCATTAGTAGAAGCTGCGACGGGTTTGCGCGATGGATTTAGTGTAGGAGTTAAAGTTAACGCGCACGATTTCGTCGATGGAGTTTTAGTAGTGGCTAAAGGTTCGCTCGATGAAGTTTCTTTAGTTTCAGAGCCAGCAATCGACAGCGCTCGAGTTAGACAGGTTGCAGCGAGCGAAACAGAAACAGATGAAGTCGAATCAACAGATGAAAATTCTGATCCCTTAGATGAGGAAACAGAAGAAACAAATCCAACAACAGAAGGAGACGAAGTGTCAGACACTACCGAAACCGCTCCTGCCGAGACATCGGTAGAAGCGTCAAAGCACGTTCCAATGGCGTACACAGCGCCACGTTCACCTATTGTCGATAAGGTTTCTTATTTACAGTATTCACTTAAGGCGTCAGTTCTACACGACGAGGACGCTCGCCAATATGTCAAGGCTGCTGATAACACAACATCAACAGCTCCGGGCATGGTTCCAACACCACAAAGCCGCACAGTTATCAACGCACTAGCTAATGCTGATCGTGGCATGATCGACGCAATCAGTCGCGAAACGCTAACCGCTACAGGCATGACTTTCGAGCTGCCTAAGGTCACAGCGGTTCCAACTGTTTCAGATATTGCCGAAAATTCTCCAATCACAGAATCAAGCCTAAGCGCAACCTATCTAAGCGTTCCTGTAAATTCCTTCAAGGGTCGCGCGATAAGCACTATAGAGCTAATAGATCGCAGCGATCCATCGTACCTAACAGCATTACTCCAGAATTTGGAATTTGCTTACGCAAAAGCGACTGAGGATTTCGTAACTCTCGGAATTTACAATGACGGAAGCTCAACAGCACAGGCAGCAAATACAGCAGCAGGATTCTTGGGCTATACATCAAAGGCTTGCGCCGACGTGTATGGATCATCACTAGGATTCGCTCGTTCACTCGTAGTTTCTCCAACACAATGGGGCAACATCATGGGCTATAACGACAATGGCGCCCCTCTTTACAATGCGGCGCAACCTAGCAACCAAGGCGGAAATGTTCGCGGCGATTCGCTTCGTGGCGTAGTTTCTCCGGGTCTAAATCTATTCGTTTCACGTTCAATCGGAAACGTCGGATTAACAACAGCTGAAGGCGATCTTTCAATGGTTGTCATTAACCCAGATTCATATACATGGTACGAAAGCCCACGTTTCGAGCTTCGCACTAACATCAACTCCGACGGCACCATCGATATTCTTTACTATGGTTACGGCGCGCTAGCTCCAAAGGTCGCACTAGGCGCCCGCTGGAATAATCTCGCGTAAATAAATAATCATCGGTCGTTTCGCTCCCGAGGCGACCGAGCAGAATAAAGAGAGGATCGCTAATGCCAATTATCACCGCGGACGAACTTCGCGCCGTTCTAGGCGTTAGCGATTCTCTTTACCCTGACGCATATCTCGATCTCATGATTTTAAGTGCTGAGGGTGCGATCCTTCCGTTACTAACTGGATACCAATCAGCAATTACAGGGATCGAAGTTAAAGACGGCATGGCGTTCTATACGACTCAACGAATTAACTATTTCGTTCCGGGTCAAGCTGTAATCATTTCAGGCTGTGGAGCCGCGTTCGATTTAACAGTTACAGTTAACGATCACAGAATCGCGCCTTACATATTTACGACCGCAACAGCCGCACCGGATCAAATTTTCACACCTAAGATTCCCGCTGGACTAGCCGTACTTAATGGCTCAACAGCTGAGGATTTATATTCAGCGGTAGCGCCAGTAAAGTCAGCGCTGTTAGTCGTAGCCGTTGAAGTTTTCCAATCAATCACAGCTCCGGGCAATACTACGGCTCAAGTCGATTTTCAACCGAGCCCGTTCGTTTTAGGTCGGTCACTCCAGAATAGAGTAATAGGGCTTCTAGCTCCGTTCGTGGACGTCGAAACTATGTGTCAATAATGACAACGATTCAGGCTAATGTCCGCGCACCGCTAGCGACCGCTCTCGCTGGAGTAGCTGCGTCGGTTTACGAGTCAGTTCCCGAAGCACTAATCGCTCCAGCTGCGATAATTATTCCCGGAACGCCTTATCTGGAAACGACACTAATTAGCAGCTCAGTTCAAGTTAAAATAAATTTTACAATCACAGCCGCCGTCGCGTTCAACAATAACGCGGGCGCTCTCGATAATCTCGAGAAGTTAGCACTACAGATTCTCGCGGCTATTCCGTCGGGATACGTCGTCGGCGACGTTTCGCGTCCGTCGATTACTACGTTAGGTTCGAGTAATTTCCTTACTTCGGATATTGACGTTTCCACTTACTACAAGCAAGAAAACTAGGAGATAAAATGCCAACAACAATCGTAACGGGACGCGACATCACTTTCACAATCGACGCCGCTAACTATGACGCTCAAGCTACAAGTGCGACTCTGACCATTGAGTCCACGATTAACACTTATCAGACACTTGATGGTAAGGCTTATTACACAACTGACTCACAGGGAACTTTCGCGGTTGAAATGCTTGCGGACTGGACAGCTGGCGGATCATTGTGCGCTTCACTATGGAACGCAGCAGACACCGCACCGAATACACCTCTTTCAGTATCGTTTACAGCTGCAAGCGGATCCGTATTTACATTTGACGTCCAGCCTGTATTCCCAAGCGCCGGTGGCACAGCTCCCGACGCTCAGACTGTTTCACTAAGCTTTACTTGCGTAACCACGCCAGTTCTAGTCTAAAAAGGAGATCGGGAGCATGAAACTACAAATCCATATCGAAACAAACGACGGAAAAGTTACTACAACAACAGCTCAGCCACCTGAGTTCGCGAAGTGGGAACAGAAAACAGGATTCACAATCCAACAGGCGCAAGAAAAAATCGGAATTTCCGACTTAATGTTTTTGGCGTGGAACGCTTTAAGACGTGAGGCTGGCGGCAAGCCCGTTAAGCCTTATGAAATTTGGTGCGATACTGTCGTCGATATTACTGTCGGAAATGACGAAGTCCCAAAAGTCACAGCCGAGGAAGCCTAAGTTATCTAATCGTAGAACTGTCAATCGCGACAGGAATACCGATGAGTGAGTGGGTGGACGCGGCGGATATGTTAACGGCGCTCGAGATACTGGAGAAGCGAAATGGCGGAAAGTAAGGAAGTCGTCCAGTACGACAAAGCCGAACTTCGCGCCATTACTGGGGCGTTTAAGGCGATGGACGATGAAGCCATCTCTCAAGCAAAAACTCAATCGGGAGCGCTTGCCAGTTATTTACAGGGCAAAATTATTTCGTCAGCTATTCAATTAAATTCCGCGCCCGTAGCTAGTCGAATTGCTGAGGGTTCAAAAGTCAGTAAGTCGTCTAAAATTGGCGAAGTCGGATTTGGTTATGCAGCTCAGAAATTTAGCGGCGGCGCTACGACTCAACAACTCTGGGGCGGTTCAGAATTTGGATCGAATAAATATAAGCAATTTCCAATCTGGTCGGGATCGACTGGGCGAGGATCGACGGGCTATTTTATTTATCCAACTTTAAGAGCTGAACAAAGTTATCTAATAGCCGAGTGGGAAAAAGCATTTACTGACATAGTTAAGAGGTTCGACTAATGGCTACCGGATCAAGAACGCTTAAACTTTCGATTCTTGCTGACGTCGATAACCTTAAAAAGGGACTGTTAGACGCTGGCGATAAAACTGATTCTTTTGGTACAAAGCTAGGAAGTTTCGCTAAGGGCGCTGGATTAGCGTTCGCGGCAGCTGGAGCGGCGGCTCTTGCCTATGCTGGAACCGCGCTAGTCGCAGCGACTAAAAACGCCATCGCCGATGAGGAAGCTCAAAAGAATCTAGCATTAACTTTACAAAATACGACTAAAGCAACCGACGCACAAATTAAAGCCGTCGAAAGCTACATTACTCAAGTTTCGTTATCTAAAGGCATTACGGACGACGAATTACGTCCAGCTTTTGAAAGATTATCTCGAAGCACAAAAGACGTCGAGGAAAGCCAAAAACTCTTAAACATAGCCTTAGACGTTTCGACTGCTACAGGTAAGCCTTTAGAAACAGTAGCTAACGCTTTAGGTAAAGCCTACGACGGCAACGCAGCTGCGTTAGGAAAATTAGGTTTAGGTCTTGACGCTGATATTCTCAAGTCTAAAGACATGAACAAAATCACTAAAGCGCTGGCAGAAAACTTCGGCGGTTTTGCTTCTCAAAGAGCTGAAACCTTTAGCGGCAAAATGGATCGCTTAAAAATTGCGTTCGACGAGGGTAAAGAAACTATCGGATCGTTCGTGCTGGACGGCATTACGCCACTTGTTACGCTTATCGTTGAAAAAGTAGTTCCAGCCGTTAGTAATTTATCTGACAAAATTGGGACAGGACTTGCACCAGTTTTCAAAGATATTGCGGGATTCGTTAAAGAATCAGTTATTCCGGTATTTACTACACTCTGGAATTACTTTACGACCAACGTACTTCCGCTGTTCAAGAGTTACGCCGAATTATTAAGTGTCACTTTACTTCCAGCAATTAAAGCGCTCTGGGGATTTATCGGTGACTTCTTAGTCCCAATCTTTAAGGCAACGCTAACTCCAGTCCTTAACGGCGTGACTTTAGTATTTGGAAAGTTAAAAGATTTTGTCGAGGATAATAACGCGGTATTCCAATTTTTTGGCGCTGTAATGAACGTCATCGGTACAGCTGCAAAATTCTTAGCACCTATCATCGGCAGCACTTTAGGCGCTGCGTTCAAGGTAGTTTCTCTAATTATTGACGGCGTTAGCCTAGCGATTTCGGGCGTCGTTGCAGGAATTAACTTAGCCATCTCAGCAATTAACTTGCTTATTAAAGGCTATAACGCGGTTAACAATTTATTTGGCGGTAAAGATCTCAAAGAAATTCCCGCCGTCATACTTGCTAAAGGCGTTAAAGCTCCAACTGTGACAGCTGTTGACGCAGCCCAAGTTAAAAAAGAAATCACTAAAGAAATTGCTGTTGTTGCTAAAGAAATAGCAAAAGAAACGGGAACAGTAGCCAAGGAAGTAGCAAAAACAACAATCGCGGCAACGACTCAAACTGTCGCGGATAATTTGAAAACTGGATTAGGTGGAACGACTGGCAACATCGGAGAAGCCATGTTCGCAATCCGTCAAGCCGAATCTGGATTTATTCCGCCAGTCGCACCACCTAGCACCGCCGTAGGGGAAGCCATGTTTAGGATTCGCCAAATGGAATCAGGTAACGTTCCGCCAGTTATTAACGTAAATGTTTCGGGAGCAATCGATCAAGAGGGAACAGCTCGAACAATCGTTAACACCTTGAATAATAGTTTTTATCGCGGAACCAATGGCGCTAGGGCGTTAGTGTTATGACAGTTTTCAATCCAGTCTGGCGCGTAAAGATTCAAGGCGTTGAATATACAACTTACGTTCTAGCGAATTTAACTATCTTTAGCGGTCGAGATAACATTTACGAGCAAGCGCAAGCGGGCTACTGTAATTTAGAACTTATAAACCTTAATCAGGCAATCGTAAACATAAACATAAACGACTCAGTTTCGATCGAATTAAAAGATTCGACTGATACTTTCGTCCCTATTTTTGGCGGAACTGTCGTCGATTTTGGGGTTGAAGTTTCAACAGCTGGCAACGTTGCTATAAATCAAACGCTTAACATTACAGCGCTAGGCGCGTTAAGCCGCTTACCTAAAGCGCTTACCGATGGCGTTCTAACTCAGGATTTTGACGGCGATCAAATCTGGACAATTTTACAAGATTTACTATTAAACAACTGGGGCGAAGTTCCCGCCGCTTTACAATGGCAAAACTACGATCCCGCCGAAACATGGGCAAACGCTCAAAACGTTGGATTAGGCGAGATCGATCGTCCGGGCAATTACGAATTAGCCCAAAGGTCAGCGGATCGAACCGACGTTTATTCGTTGGTTTCAGCGCTGGCAACTTCGGGTCTGGGTTATATCTATGAGGACGCTAATGGGCTTATTAGCTACGCGGATTCAACTCATAGATCGATCGAACTAGCTACTAATGGCTACACCGATTTAACGGCTAATCAGGCGCTATTTAACGGGCTTAGGATTCAAACTCGAGCGGGCGACGTTCGAAATGACGTGACTCTGACATATAACACGAACTCAAATAATGAAGTAAGCGCCGAGGACATTAACTCAATCGATCTTTACGGGCGATTAGCTCAAATAATTACTACGACAGTTAAACACGCGGCAGACGCTCAAGATCAAGCTGATTTTTATTTAACCTTAAGAGCTACACCGCAAGCCAATTTTCAAGCAATAACCTATCAGCTGACAAATCCAGAGCTAGACGACGCGGATCGCGATTCGCTTATTAACGTATTTATGGGCTTACCGCTTCGAATCAGCGACTTACCGCCTAACATGGCTTCAGGTACGTTCTTAGGATTCGTCGAGGGTTGGACGTTTCAGGCTGCTTATAATGAAATATCAATTACTCTAAATCTTTCGCCGCTAAGTTATTCGCTCCAAGCTCTGAAGTGGGAGCAAGTACCTATCGCCGAAGCATGGAATACTATAACCGGAACTCTAACGTGGGAAACCGCGTTGGTCGTGGCATAAGGAGAAAACATGACAAATCCAACGAGCAACTTCGGCTGGCAAATGCCAACGCCGACGGACTTGGTAACTGATTTACCAGCTGATTTTGAAGTATTTGGTCAGGCGGTCGATACCGATTTTGCCGATTTACTAGGCGGAACTACTGGTCAAATCTTATCTAAAGCTTCGGCGACTGATCTTGACTTTACATGGATCACTAATGACATCGGCGATATTACAGCCGTTACAGTAACCGCACCGATTACAGGTGGCGGAACTTCGGGAAGCGTTGGAATTGCAATTAGTGGCGCTACGACAAGCGCTTCGGGTGCGGTACAGCTAAGCGATTCGACTTCGACTACTTCAAGCGTTCTTGCTTCAACTCCGACAGCAACTAAAGCGGCTTACGATTTAGCAGCTGCGGCAACTACTAAAGCAACTCTTACAACTAAAGGCGATATTTATGCAGCAACTGCCGCTTCAACGCCAGCTCGATTAGGCGTTGGAAGTAATGGAGAAAGTTTAGTCGCGGATAGTTCAACTTCAACAGGACTTCGTTATACCGCTGGAAATGTAATTGCAAATCCAGTAATTAACTCATCTTTCCAGAATTGGCAACGCGGTACTTCGGTCGCGGTATCGGGCGGTACTAAAGCGTACACAACAGATCGTTGGGAAACACAAACTGCAACTGCGAGCGTTAATACAACAACTACACGCCAAGCAACGGGCGACACAACAAATTTACCAAATATCCAGTATTGCGCAAGAGTTCAGCGCAACAGCGGCGTCACAGCTAATGGATTTATTCAGCTTATGCAATCTATTGAAACCATGAACAGCATTCCTTTTACTGGTAAACCAGTCACACTTTCTTTTTACGCTAGGGCAGGAGCAAATTTTAGTGCAACTTCTAATGCTTTAGGTTTCCAATTAGTAACGGGAACTGGGACTGATCAAAATGTTACTGCTTTTACTGGGTCAGCGACTCCAATAAATTCAACAGCAACCTTGACAACAACGTGGCAACGCTTTACGGCTTCGGTTACTTTAGCAACTAGCGTGACTCAATTAGGCTTAAACATTTATTATTTGACTACTGGCACAGCTGGGGCTAATGATTACTTCGAGGTTACGGGCGTTCAATTAGATATAGGAAGCGTTGCATTACCATTTAGAACCGCAAGCGGTTCAATCGGTGGAGAATTGGCGTTATGCCAGCGGTATTATCAAATTATTTCAGCTTACCAAATGGGTGGTAACGCATATTCAACAAGCGCGGCTGGATTTATTAGACAATTCCCGGTGGTAATGCGTATTGCACCAACGGCTACTTACCCCGCCACTTTAACAAGTGCGATTCAAGTTTTTGGAACTGGTAATGCAACTCCCACAGCTGTGGCAACAGGCAATTCAACAACCCAAGCAATCACAGTAAATGCGACAGGTACGGGCGCTATGGTTACCTTTTCGCTTACATTTTGGTCAGGGCTAGACATCACACTAAGTTCGGAGCTGTAAAATGATTAACTATGAAAAAATAACTTCTATAACAGGCGCAGAATTTATTCGTCGTTCAAATGACGACGGATCATTTTCTGACATTCCAGTTGATTTAGCTAATTCAGATTACCAAGAATACTTAAACCCAAAGACCGATGAAGCTAACGAGTTATAACGGCTGGACGGCTTCAAAAGATCAAGCCGAAATCGGAGTTAAGTCTTACGCGATTCCGGGAACGACTCTAAAGATTCGTTGCGCCGAAGCTGTAGCACCCTTAATCGTGGGATTCTGTAAAGAGTTCAACGAGTTAATAGAACCGCTAGACGGCGGACAGCTCGACGACTGGGGATACGCTTTTCGTTTAGTAAGAAATTCCCCAGATCGTCTTTCCAATCACGCGTCGGGAACGGCGGTTGATCTGAACGCGACGAAACATATTTTAGGAAAGATCGGCACGTTTCCAGCTGAGAAAGTTCCAATGATTCGCGCACTTGCTAAAAAGTACGGCTTATTCTGGGGCGGCGATTACAAGAATCGTCCCGACGAAATGCACTTCGAAATCAACGTAAGCCCAAAAAAAGTCTTAGAGCTAATCAAGGCTCTAGGGTTAGGAGAAAAGTAATGAAAGAGCTAAAGGCTATGGCTGCTAGTTATGGACGATCAGCGCTCGCAGGAGCGTTAGCCGTTTACATGACAGGCGAAACCGATCCCAAGAAATTGGCTTACGGGTTTCTCGCTGGCGTCGTTCCGCTTCTAATGCGTTACCTGAATCCTAAGGACGTTACGTTCGGCGCTCAAAAGAGTGAACGCTAACGACTGGGCTGCTATG